TGATCAGTGCTAGTGGCAACATCACAGGTGGCAACATATTAACCGCTGGTTTGTTATCATTGGGTGGTTCAAGTCAAGCCGCAAGTTACAGCGCAAGTGGCAACATCACAGGTGGTAATGTATTGACAGGTGGCTTAGTATCAGCAACCGGTACTATCACTGGTTCGAGTCATTTGGGCGCTGTGGTATCCGTCACAGCCAATATCACAGGTGGCAACATATTAACCGCTGGTTTGTTATCATTGGGTGGTTCAAGTCAAGCCGCAAGTTACAGCGCAAGTGGCAACATCACAGGTGGCAACTTGACAGTGTCAACTGGTACAGTTACGGTGGGCAACATTGTGAATGCCAATGGTAATGGTGTGGGTAACATTGGTTCAACCAGTCTTTACTTCAACACCATATTCGGCAAAGCAACCACAGCACAATACGCTGACTTGGCTGAAGTATATGCTTCCGACGCCGATTATGCTCCAGGTACCGTGCTGGTATTTGGCGGTGCTCAAGAAGTCACAATAAGTACGACAGATTCAAGTCGTCGAGTTGCTGGCGTAGTCAGTACCAACCCTGCTCACTTGATGAACGCAACATTGGAAAGTGAACACAAGGTAGCAGTGGCTCTAACAGGTCGTGTGCCAACTCAAGTTATTGGACCAATTGCCAAAGGCGATATGATGGTATCCGCTGGAGATGGTCGTGCTAGAGCAGAAGCCGAGCCTTTATCAGGCGCAGTAATCGGCAAAGCACTAGAAGATTTTGACGGTGCAGAAGGCACAATAGAAATTGTAGTAGGCAGAATATAAGGAAATATCATGAGTTTAACTATCGGATCAGGATGGCAAATAGCCGGGGGTTGGGAAATGAGTGCTGTGGTGTATCTCACAACCATCAGTGGATTGTATCTTACAACCATTGACGGCCAAGAGTTAGTGTTAATTTAAGGAAATTTATAATGGCAACAACAACCATATCAGCATTATCAAACACCAATACTATTGATGGGGCTACGGTAGTTCCTGCAGACTATAGTGGTGCAACTTACAAAGTTACAGCAAATACCCTGGGAAGTTTTATAACCAACAACGCCACAACAGTGAGTGCAACAGGTAATATCACTGGCAATTACTTCATAGGCAACGGATCACAATTAACAGGTGTAGATGCCACTCAAATCATAAACGGAACATCAAACGTCAAAGTTAACGGTTCTGGCGGCAATATCACACACACAGTGGCTGGCACAGCCAACGTTGGTGTATGGTACGGCACTGGTTTGAGTATCACCGGTGACTTGACTGTGACTGGTAATGCTACACTAACTGGTAATATCTTAGGCGATCGTATCCAAAATGGAACCACGCTGATTGATATTCAGTCAGCCAGCGGCAATGCCAACATCACAATCGGTGGTACTGCAAACGTGGCTGTGTTTGCTACTACTGGTGCTTTTATCACTGGTGTAACTAGTGTAAGCGGCAACGTCACTGGCGGTAACGTATTAACTGCTGGCTTGATAAGTGCTACATCAACAATCACATCAGCCGCCAACATCACAGGTGGCAACATATTAACCGCTGGTTTGTTATCATTGGGTGGTTCAAGTCAAGCCGCAAGTTACAGCGCAAGTGGCAACATCACAGGTGGCAACATCTTGACAGGTGGTCTGATCAGTTCAACTGGTACTGTGACTGGTTCGAGTCATTTGGGCGCTGTGGTATCGGTAACTGGTAACATCACAGGTGGCAACTTGACAGTATCAACTGGTACAATCACTGTGGGTAATATAGTCAACGCGAACGGCAATGGTGTGGGTAACATTGGTTCAACCAGTCTTTACTTCAACACCATATTTGGCAAAGCAACCACAGCACAATACGCTGACTTGGCTGAAAATTACCTGGGCGATGCTGTTTACACACCCGGAACTGTGTTGGATTTTGATGGTGCGCAAGAAGTAACACTAAGTACACATGATTCTAGCAAGCGGGTTGCAGGCGTAGTGTCTACTAGCCCTGCTCACTTGATGAACTCCACTCTGAACGGGGCTCACGTGACTGCTGTGGCCCTGGCTGGACGTGTGCCAACTCAGGTGACTGGTACTATCGCCAAAGGCGATTTGATGGTATCTGCTGGAAATGGACGTGCGCGAGCCGAAGCCAATCCTGCTGTGGGTACCGTGATTGGTAAAGCATTGGAGAACTTTGACGGCGGCGAAGGCACTATCGAAATCGTGATAAGTATGCAATAAAGGATAGAGAATGGCCTTCCCAGTATCGCCGACAAACGGGCAAACTGCTGTTGTCAACAACATAACGTATCAGTTCTCCAACGTCGGCAACACCTGGACACGCATACTGTCCACAGCCAACGTTATCACGGCCAACACACTGGTATCAAACGGATACATCAGTGCTGTTGGCAACGTGTCTGGCAACTACATCTTAGGTAACGGTGCGCTATTAACTGGCATCACTACTAACCCTAGTAACATATCCAGCGGTACCTCTAACGTCACAGTAGTAAGTTCGGGTGGTAACGTCACAGTGGGTGTGGGCGGAACTGGCAACGTGGCAGTATTTGCCACAACAGGTGAATACATCACAGGTGTCGTAAGTGCGTCAGGCAATATTACTGGCAATAATTTAAGTGCCACCTCCAACGTTGTTGGCGGTAACTTATTAACAGGTGGTGCAATCAGTGCTACAGGAACTTTAAGTGTTAGTGGTAATACCACAGTGGCCAATGTCAGCGCCGGAAATGTTTCAGCAGGTAGCCTAAACACCAGTGGATTGATCAGTGCCACTGCCAACGTAACTGGTGGCAACATCTTGACTGGTGGTGTAATAAGTGCCGCAAGCACAATTACTGGTACAAGTCATTTGGGCGCAGTGGTAAGTGTAACAGGTAACATCACTGGTGGCAACTTATTGACAGGTGGATTAAGCATCAGCGGCAACATAATCGGTAACATATTGCCGGCTGCCAACATCACGTATGATCTGGGTTCAAACACACAACGTTGGCGAGATTTGTGGTTGAGCAACAGCACAATCTATTTGGGTAACAGTACAATTAGTGCCAATGCCACAGCACTTGTGCTAACCAATCCAGCAGGTGGACAAACAGTATTGACAGGTGCCGGCGGTGCAACTCAGATAACTGCGGCTGTTGTTAGTGCAAGCGGTAACATCACAGGTGGTAACATCTTAACTGCCGGATTGATAAGTGCCACTGGCAATATCACAGCCGGCAATTTGTCGGGCACAAGCATTGCAGGTACATTGACCACCGCCAGTCAAACCAATATCACAAGCGTTGGCACATTAGGTTCACTGGCTGTTACGGCCAACGCCACAGGCGGAAACTTTTTAACAGGCGGATTGATAAGTGCCGCTGGTAATATTAGTGGCAATGTGTTCATTGGTAACGGCTCACAACTGACTGGTATCGCCTCAAGTTATGGCAACGCCAATGTTGTGGCCAACTTGGCTGCTTTGGGATCTAACCCAGTATCAACCACAGGTAACATAACTGCGGGTAATTTGTTGTTTGGATCAGGTATTACTAGTGGTACAGGCAACATCACTGGTGGTAACTTACTCACTAGTGGATTGATCAGTGCCACATCAACCATAACTTCGGCAGCCAATGTCACTGGTGGTAACCTCTTAACGGGTGGATTAATTTCAGCCACCTCAACCATAACTTCAGCAGCCAATGTCACTGGTGGTAACATCTTGACTGGTGGCCTGATAAGTGCCGCTGGTAATATTAGTGGCAATGTGTTCATTGGTAATGGCTCGCAACTGACTGGTATTACTGGAACATATGGCAATGCCAACGTTGTGGCCAACTTGGCTGCCTTGGGATCAAATCCAGTATCAACTACAGGTAACGTGACTGCGGGCAATTTGTTTTTTGGGGCAGGTATTACTAGTGGTACAGGCAACATTACTGGTGGTAACTTATTAACAGGCGGCCTGATATCTGCCACTGGTAACATCACAGGCGGTAACCTGTCGGGCACAAGCGTCGCAGGTACATTGACCACAGCCAGTCAAACCAATATCACAGGTGTTGGAAATCTCACAACTGGTACTTGGTCAGCAAACGCAGTTGGACTTGCTTACGGCGGAACAGGAAAAACTTCTGCTCCGGCTGCGATGGCAGCATTAATGGGCTACACTTCGACTGTAACCGCAGCCGGAACAACTACATTAGATAATACAAGTTCGTATTATCAGCAATTTACTGGAGCAACTACACAAACAGTTGTATTGCCAGTAACGAGTACATTACAAACAGGTTGGACATTCCATATTGTTAACAACAGCACTGGAAGTGTAACAGTTCAGTCGTCAGGATTAAATGCAGTTATCACAGTGCTTGCAGGTACAACTGCAATGTGTACCTGTATTGGAACAGCACTGACCACCGCCGCTGATTGGGAGTCTGGTCTCACTGATTTTAGCACAGCGACCGGATCCGGCAGTGTTGTGTTAAGTGCAAGTCCATCGATCAGTGGAACACTCAGCGTCACGGCTTTATCTGCAAATAGTACCCTTATTGCAACCAGTACCATCAGTTTAGTTGGTACATCGTCAACAACTACATTACTTGGAACCAATGCAACCACAGGCGCCACAACCATTGGTGGCGCAACACAAACCGGCAATATTTTAATTGGTCAGTCCACTGCCACACAAACTCTAAACATTGGCACAGGTGCAACATCCAGTGCCAATACCAAATCAATCAATCTTGCTGCCAACGGTGTTGCCAACTCCACCAGTAACGTGACTATTTTTAGTGGGGTGGCAGGCAACAGCACATTGACCATTGGCGCAAACGCTGGTAACACTACAGTGAGTTACACTGGCAATACCATTGTTGCCATTGCCAACACCAGCGGCTCAGCACTCAGCGTGGCCGGTAACGTAACTGGCGGTAACTTATTAACTGCTGGATTGGTATCAGCAACAGGTAACGTTACAGGTGGTAATGTATTAACTGCTGGCATAATATCAGCAACAGGTACAGTAACTGGTTCAAGTTTCCTGGGCACAGTAGTAAGTGTTACTGCCAATGTAACTGGTGGTAATGTATTGACAGGTGGCCTAGTAAGTGCTACATCAACAATCACAAGTGCCGCCAATGTAACTGGTGGTAATTTATTAACAGGCGGTTTAGTATCAGCAACCGGTACTATCACTGGTTCGAGTCATTTGGGTGCTGTGGTAAGTGTCACAGCCAACGTAACTGGTGGAAATTTATTATCTGCGGCTATTGTATCAGCAACTGCCAACATCACCGGTGGCAACTTGCTAACCGCTGGATTGATATCGGCAACATCAACAATCACAAGTGCTGCCAATATAACCGGTGGTAATATATTGACTGCTGGACAAGTTTCGGCAGTGGGTGCGGTCACAGGCGGATCATTGAGTATCGGAACTGGCAACACAGGCGATGCCATTATCTATGGTAATCTGACAGTTTACGGCAATACCACAACCATCAATTCAAACACAATTACCACCAATGATCTCAACATCACTGTTGGTAACAATCAAAACACAGGTGCCGCACTGAACAATGCTGGTCTAGATGTTGGTAACAACAACTTGGCCACCTGGAGATTCAACAACACCACCACAAGTTGGCAAAGTAATATTGCTGTCACACCCGCAGCCAACGCCACTTTGGCTTTTGGTGGTCCTAGTAATTACTGGGGCACAGCCTATTTGAATGCCGCACAGATTGCAACCACAGCCAGTGCTGTGGGCAACATCACAGGTGGTAATTTACTAACTGGTGGATTGATATCAGCCACATCAACTATTACGTCAGCGGCAAATATCACAGGTGGCAATGTATTAACTGCTGGATTAATAAGTGCCACAGCCAACGTAACCGGCGGCAATGTATTGACAGGTGGTTTAATAAGTGCTACATCGACTATTACCAGTGGTGCCAACATCATTGGTGGCAATGTCTTAACTGGTGGATTAGTCTCAGCAACTGGTACTGTAACTGGTTCAAGTCATTTGGGTGCTGTGGTAAGTGTATCAGCAAATATTACCGGCGGTAACTTACTAACTGGTGGCCTAATCTCGGCTGCTGCCAACGTCACAGGTGGTAACTTGTTGACAGGTGGGCTGATATCAGCAACCGGTAACATTTCTGGCAATGTTTTCATTGGCAATGGTTCACAACTGACTGGGATCGCCTCAAGTTATGGCAATGCCAACGTTGTGGCCAACCTGGCTGCCTTGGGTACAAACCCAGTATCAACCACGGGTAATATAACTGCGGGTAATTTGTTGTTTGGATCTGGTGTTGCTAGTGGTACAGGCAATATCACTGGGGGCAACTTGCTCACTGGTGGCCTACTCAGTGCTACATCAACCATTACAAGTGCTGCCAACATAACAGGTGGTAACTTGTTGACAGCTGGATTGATCACCGCAACCGGTAATGTAACCGGTGGAAACTTACTAACTGCTGGATTGATTTCGGCAACTGGTGCAATCATTAGTGCAGGCAACATAAGTTTAACTGGCAACATCGTTAACGGGGGCGAGTTGTGGGTCAATACCTCAGCCAACGGCAACATCAATCTAAATGTGAATGGCACAGGACAAACCAATATACCTACTGGTATTTTGAGCGTTACTGGCAACATACAAGGTGGCAACATAAGAACAGCAGGCCTAATATCGGCCACAGGTGCTGTGACCGCATCATCGTTTAGTGGTGCAGGAACTGGATTGACCGGTACTGCTTCATCGTTGACTGTGGGCAGTGCAACCACTGCTACATCAGCAACCACAGCAGGTACAGTGACCACAGCGGCACAAGGTAATATCACTAGTGTTGGAACTCTGACATCACTGGCAGTAACTGGTAACATTACAGCAGGTAACTTGACTGGTGCGACTCTAGTTAGTGCCACCAACTTGACTGGCACATTGACCACTGCCGCACAAACTGCTATCACTTCAGTTGGTACACTGGGCAGTTTGGCTGTAACAGCCAACGTTTCTGGTGGCAACCTATTAACTGCTGGATTAATATCAGCAACATCAACAATCATAAGTGCTGCCAACATCACAGGTAGTAATTTATTAACAGGTGGACTGATCAGTGCCGCAGGTACTGTAACTGGCACAAGTCATTTGGGTGCTGTGGTATCAGTCACAGCCAACGTAACTGGTGGCAATATCTTAACTGCTGGACTTATAAGTGCAACTGGTAACGTCTCTGGTAACTTCTTTATTGGTAACGGATCACAGTTAACTGGTATTGCTACCGGAACTCCTACACAGATAGTCAGTGGTACATCAAACGTCAGCGTTGTGAGTTCAGGTGGCAATGTCTCTGTTGGAGTCGGTGGAACAAGTAATGTGGCGGTGTTTGCTACAACTGGTGAATATGTAACTGGTATTGTTTCAGCAAGTGGAAACATTATATCGGCAGCCAACATCACAGGTGGTAACTTGCTGACAGGTGGGCTTGTAAGTGCCACATCAACAATCACAAGTGCTGCCAACATCACAGGTGGCAACTTGCTGACAGGTGGCTTAGTATCAGCAGCCGGTACTATCACTGGCACAAGTCACCAGGGTGCAGTTGTATCAGTAACAGCCAACATCACAGGTGGTAACTTGCTGACAGGTGGGCTTGTAAGTGCCACAGCCAACATAACTGGCGGTAACTTGTTATCCGGCGCCATTGTATCAGCGGTGGCTAACATCACAGGTGGTAACATCTTAACTGGAGGATTAATATCAGCCACTTCAACAATCACAAGTGCTGCCAACGTTACAGGTGGCAACGTACTAACAGGTGGACTTGTTAGTGCCACAGGCAACGTTACAGGTGGAAATATCATTACCAGCGGGTCGGGTGGTAATATTTCAGGCGCTAACGTAATTTCTGGAACCACACTTAGTGCCACAGGTAACGTTACGGGTGGTAATATCTTGACAGGTGGCCTGATCAGTGCCGCTGGTACTATTACTGGCACAAGTCATTTGGGTGCTGTAGTAAGCGTAACTGCTAACGTAACCGGTGGTAACTTGTTGACGGGTGGCCTGATATCAGCCACAGGTACTATAACTGGATCATCATTTAGTGGTGCAGGAACTGGATTGACGGGCACTGCCTCATCGTTAACTGTGGGCAGTGCAACCACAGCAACAAGCGCAACCACTGCTGGCACAGTGACCACCGCCGCACAACCAAACATCACAAGTGTTGGCACACTGACTTCGGTCACTGTTAGTGGCAATACCACTGGCGGCAATTTATTAACCGGCGGACTAATATCAGCAACAGGCACAGTAACTGGCACAAGTCATCTGGGTGCTGTGGTATCAGTTACAGCCAACATCACTGGTGGTAACATTTTAACTGCTGGACAAATTTCAGCAACTGGCAATATTACTGCTAATTATTATGTTGGAAATGGTGCGTTTTTAACCGGACTCAGCGCAGGTACTGCGGACAGAATTGCAAACGGTTCTACAAATATCACTATTCCGGCTGCTTCGGGCAATATTGCCATGAGCGTGGGCGGGGCATCAAACACTGTGGTTATTAATCTGGGCAGTTTGACCATGTATGGGTCATTTGCAGGGCCAAAGACTCTGGAAGCCAACGTAACTGTGGCAAATGCTGTAAATGCACTGCTATTGGGTCCGGTTACAATTGCAACTGGATACAACATTACAGTGCCCGATGCTTCGACGCTATATGTTTACGCACCATAAATACAGCAAGGACTAATTAGAATGGCATTATCACTAGACGGCACAACAGGAATATCAGCAACAGGTAATATCATATCCAGTGCCGGTATTATCTCCGCTACAGGCAACATCTACGGCGGAAACATCATTGGCACGCTGGTTGTTTCTACTGCGACATTCTCAGGCAACGTAACCGGTGGTAACTTGCTCACTGGTGGGTTGATATCAGCAACATCAACCATAACCAGTGCTGCCAACATAACCGGTGGTAATGTATTGACAGGTGGAGTGATTTCGGCAACAGCCAACGTAACTGGTGGTAATGTGTTGACAGGTGGCTTAGTATCAGCAACCGGTACTATCACCGGTTCGAGTCATTTGGGTGCAGTTGTATCAGTAACTGCTAACGTAACTGGTGGCAACATCTTGACAGGTGGATTGATTTCTGCAACTGGCGCAATTACAGGCGCGGCCATCACAGGCTCAAGTTTAACCGTATCAACTGGCAACGTTAGTGCCGGTAATATTGTCAACAACAATGCCAACGGTGTTGGCAATATCGGTAACTCAACAGTTTATTTTAACACTGTGTTTGGCAAAGCAACCACAGCACAGTACGCTGACTTAGCAGAACTTTATTCAACCGACGCTGAATACGCACCAGGCACTGTGTTGATTTTTGGTGGCAAAAATGAAGTTACTATATCAACTACCAATGCTGATCCGCGAGTAGCCGGAGTTGTATCTACCAACCCTGCTCACTTGATGAACAGTGTGCTTGAAAGCGAACACAAGGTGGCAGTGGCTCTTCAAGGTCGTGTGCCAACGTCAGTAACAGGTACCATACGCAAAGGTGACATGATGGTCACAGCCGGCAATGGATATGCACAAGCCAGTGCCGCACCTGCCATGGGCACAGTGATCGGCAAAGCATTGGAAAACTTTGACGGCGTGTCAGGTACAATTGAGATTGTGGTCGGCAGACTATAAAGTCTGTTCTATCTGCTGAATTTTTTGTTGCACAGCGTCAATATTCATGGTATTCCATAACCCAGGATGCATGGGCTTGGGCCAAGTGCCAGCGTCAATCCAGGCATATCCCAAGTGCTCATAGTTGAGTCTAGGCACAAATTCAGTGTCCACAACACATATCCAGGTGTGATATTCAAAAGCCAAATCTGCTGATGTAAACTTTTCCAAGGGTATCAATCTCAAGTAAGTGGGAAAGAAACCCAGTTCTTCAATACACTCACGTTCCATCCCACCTAGCAAGGTTTCGCCAGTTTCGATCTTGCCGCCAGGCAGGCCCCAGGCACCCGGATGCTTGACGTCGTTTCTCAAGAGATAGAGATAGCGTTTGGTGTCCCGACTGCGGAACCACACTCCCACTGCCTTCAAAGCACTAGACTCCATGTGCCTCCAACATACACACCTTGATAACTCTTGACCCATTCGACACCAGTCCATTCGTATTGAACACCTGTGGTAATGTTTGTGACATATTGAACAGTTGCCGCTTGAGCCACACTGTTAAAAACAATTCGCCAGTAGATACCAGTCCATTCAATCACATCATTGGCACTTGCTACCAACTGTTGTCCCACAGCACCTTGCCATGCTTCTGGAGGATATGTGTTGATTGTTGCGCCAGTTGCGTCAGTTAACAAATAGCGTTGACCCACAGCCGGTGCAGGCAATCCATAATTGGGACCAGATATTAGTGGATCAATAATGGCAGTGATAGGATCCAAGGTGTTTTGTGGTGCTGTGTCTTGATCAATATCATAAATCAACAATCGATCATCGTTGGGATTGATCACAATGGTTCCCACAATTGTAGTACCATCCTCTTGATCCAGACGTATTTGACTGATACCCGGGCGTAACACACCGTAGGCACTGATCACAGCCGGCCATAACAGGCTACTGCCTGCTACAATTGCTGTGGGGGTCAAATCATCATTGGCACCATTGGGCACAATAGTACGGCCTTGCAAGCATTGTATTTGATTGCCAATTACCACAGTTTCATAATTCCAAGGAGTGACTATGACTCTGGTGCCCAACAACAAGTCATTGTCTGTGACCGCATTGCTTAGATCACCTTGCGCATCATACATGCTCATGATCACACGTTCTACCACGCCCAGTTTCTTGACCTTGGCCGGTGAACTAATCCATATGGGCAGGCTAAACTTGATAGTGGCCATGTCAATGGGATTTTCAGTACCAATTGGCACAGTTCTTGACGTCCAGGTCACTGACTCTAGATCAACCACACTCAGGCTAGTCCAGTCAATAAAGTTGTCGGTGCTTTGCACTTCCAGACTGGGATTGAACAAGGTCAGTATTTGTTCCAACAACTGCATTTTTTGATTGGTATTGCTTGTCCAGATGTCCAGTGTAATTCCTAGTTTATAAGGCACAGGCATCAGTCGCTCTACTGTGAACGCATTGCCTTGGGTGGTTTCAAATGAGTCAGTTTCGGTATCATAAGCACGTTGGCGAACTTGAATTTTGCTCACATGATACGGCTCTTGCATTCTGGGACGATCATAATCTAAACTTGATACGTAGAACGTCATCAGCGGTGAGGCTGGCATTGAGTTGCGACTATTCTCCTGGATAATAACTTGAGCATTACGACTAGCATCTCCGTAACGAACAGGCACACGTATTAGTGCGGCATTGTTCACGCCATCTGTTTCGTTGCCATATTCAATTTGAAAGTTGCTGACAATTCGTGTGAACTGCAATAAAAATCTGCGTATTTGCGCATCGTAAAAAAACATTTGACTCATGATTAACTCGATTTCTGGCCCGGTTGTGTATCAGGTGGCGGATTGGGATCCTGAAAACCTTTCTGGTCTCCATTGTCTGCACGTGGTCTCAGTATCTGGCTGAGACTCTGACGTTGTGGGATATTACCAAGATCTGTTGTGGACGTAGTGTATGTATTGTTGACAAAGCCCGACCGTAAAGTATCATTGGTAGGCCCGTTGTTGAGATTTGTTCGCACTTTGTCCTCAATTTTGACCCAACGTCGGCTGTCGTAGCGGAACAGTCGATTGGGAAAGTAATCCACTCGCAAGCAGTAGTCGCCGGCCACAGCACCCAATGGGAATTGTACTCCTGAAGTAACTGGCAGCCCATTTGGCGGAACCCCATCACCGGACAAGTAGCCCACGGTATAGCCATCGGCCTTTGATGTGACATTCATGCCACCTTGTGTACCATCCACTGTGTCGCCACTCTGGTTTGTTAGACCAATTGGATTGGCTGGTTGTCCGTTGTCCAGGGTAGGCACAACATACAGCGGTTTGACATCGTAACCACTTAGTGGAACCTCTACATCTGCCTGTGTGAGTATGGCATCGTTGATTTGATTGTCTTTGGGACGAGTGCTGAACACATCGCTTTGTGTAAGTGGAGTATACAATTGCCAGTAGTCAGTGTTTGTGATGTCTGTACCAGCAGGTACGTTTTGTCGGGCTTGATAGTACACATCGCCGTAGTTGGTAATCCAGCCAGTGGGATAGAAGTTGCCGTTGTCCCAGATATTTTCGCTGACCACAGGTTTCTTGAGTATGTCTTTGAACTCTTGATTGTTGGTCATTGGTGTGGCCTTCACACGCCAGGTGTGTGGCAACCAGGTTTGGCTCATGCCCTCTGTGGCATAGTCAGCATCTTGCACCACATAGTAACGAGGTAATGGCTGGGGAATAGACGGGTTCAATGGATAGTAATCTTTTAGATTGGGCACTTCTAGCACGTCACCGTTCATGATTTTACGTCCTAATATGTCAATCATGTCGTTGAAGTGGAATGTGATGAACAACGTATCGTTGTTCAAGAACAGGCCAAATTGTGTTAGATCAAAGTCAATGTCTTGATGATTGTACACGCCACGCATGCAATACACGTCTGGATCGTAAATTCTGTCACGGTTTTCTAACAACAGGAGATCTTGGATGTTCAAAGGATCCAAGTTATCATAAGTGGGCTGGGTGGCATCACCGTTGCCCGAAAATGCACTATCTTCGCCTCCGGTTTGCGGTCCCATGTATCGGTGCAGGAAAATGTCGAGGCCACCTACAGTGTATTGCTCACTTATGATGCGGTCAAGGAATTGATAATCTCGAGTCCGGTTGGGCCGGTACATGCTCAGGCGTGGAATTTTAATTCTCCTAAAATTAATTTACAATTGTCGTTGTGCCAGCGTATTAAATTTGATTGGCCACCTACAACTGTCTTACAATGTTGACATTGAAATTTAGGTTTTGGGACTTTAAGTTTTGCAAGAGTTTCTTCTGTGTGTTTCTTTCCAAAAAAGTGATTGCTCTCTCCAGTTAGTCTTATTCCAAACATGTGATTTTTGTCACCTGTGGTGGCTAATCGTTTCTCACCTTTGCGCGATTTATTGACACTAATCATAGTTTTTCTTCTAATTTCTTTGGCATCGATACTTTCATTGTCAGCACGTTTTCTAGCCGCTTGTTTTAATTTTTCTTTCCAAGACTCACTGAACTGCCTATTTTTAAGCATTACATTTAATTGAATCTTAAGGTTCTCGTATATTCTTGATGTAATTTGATATCTGGGTTGGCTAGAATTTTTGCTATGCATCATTCGCTTACAAGCATAGGCCATTTTTTTTTGATTTACTCCGGTAACCATCTTGGTAAGCAACCAATGGCAAACAAAATGCTCACGGGCAGTAAGCCTAACCAGATTGTCTATGCTATTGTTTCCTCCGAGGCTTTGGGGAACAATATGATGTTTCTCTGTATAAACATCTCGTGGCAAAATTCGAGCCCCTGCTTGCCCGACGAGTTGATTATACCAACGTGTATATTTGCTATCATTGAAGATCATGCAGTATTTATGGGCGGTTGACCAATAAATCCCAAAGTGCTATAATTACTGTATTACCACTAAAGGAGCCCTGATGAAACCCATTAAACTGCTGAACCCCCGTAGTTCTGATACCAATGTCATGGGTGGAGAGCCTCCGTGGAAAACACAACCCACAGAAAATCGCATCAGTGCCCTGAGCAAAGCATTCAGTTGGTACAACTATTTTTACGGCAAAAAAGATGCTCGTGAAATGATTGTGAACTACTTGGAGTCGCAGGATCGCAAGGCAGATGTGCGAGTACTAAAAAGCATTCCAGATTCGGCTATACGCCTAACCACAGGCTGGTTATGTCGCATGAAGATGGTGGGATTAGAGTTAAGCGAAACAGAACAGATCAAACTGGACAACTTGCTAAAAGAAATTTTATCCAGCAAACAAACAGTTGAGGCGGATGCTGAGCCAGCCCAAGAAGGACCAGCCCGGCCTAACATACAAGATCGCCTGAGAGAAAAAGTTGGCGAGTGTGCGGCTGAGTTGGATGGCATGTTTGATGAATTCATGATGGCCGGTGCCAAGATGTCAGCAGACTACAAGCCTATCATGGTAATCCGTGGTATGAACGTGGCGCCACAAATGACCAGTGAAATCTCCAATCGTTGGAAACGCAAACTGGCAGAGTTTGAAGAGGCAGTGGCGGGCAAGGATCCATTGCTGGTGGAAGCATACTCGTACCTGACCAAGATTCAATTGCGTAATTGCGTAAAGTTTTGCGAAGCGGTGATCAACGACTGCGGTGCTTATGTTCAGATCAAGAAAGTGGAACGCAAGCCACGCAAGGTCCGGACAGTACCCCCAGAGAAACGTGCGGCCAAGTTCAAACACACAGCAGAGTTTGTGGAACTCAAACTCAAAGGACTGCCAGCCGCAAGTCTAGTGGACAAGGCCGAAGCCTGGTTGTACGATACCAAGAAACGCAAGTTGATTCATGTGGTAGCAGACAGCCATACACAGGCATTTACCATCAAGAACAACAGCATTATTGGTTACAGTACTGTGGAAACACTGCAAAAAACTGTGCGCAAACCAGCAGATGTTGTCCGAGCCATACAGGCCGCAGGCAAGCCAGCCTCTAGAAAGATCTACCGGGATCTAACCACTACAGAAACACCCTGGAATGCCCGGGGTACTGAGAACTTGATCATACTTAAAGCCTGGTAAATAAGGGGGAACGGAGTCTCCCCAATGGCTGAACAAAATACCTTACCCGAGTTAAAGCAAAATCTTATTGAGTATTGCAAATTGACCATGGGTGATCAAATCATTGATCTTGAATTAGACCCTGCACACTACGAAGCGGCATATCAGCGTACTCTAGGCGTTTATCGCCAACGTGCTCAAAATGCCTATGAAGAAGCCTACATCTTCATGGAGTTGATTCGAGATCTCAACATTTATACTTTGCCACAGGAAGTGCAAAGTGTACGTCAAATTTTTCGCAGAACATTTGGCGACTCAACAGGACCGTTTGCATCAAATTTTGATCCGTTTGCACAGGCAAGTATCAACGTTTACCTTATGAACTTCAACGTGGCAGGTGGCTTGGCCACATACGACTTCTACTCACAGTATGTTGAACTTGCTGGACGCATGTTTGGTGCATACATGAACTATACCTGGAATCCTGTGACCAAGAAACTGCAACTGATTCGTGATCCAAAAGGCACTGGCGAAAATGTCCTGCTCTGGGTGTATCAGACCAAACCTGAAATCCAGTTGCTGAGTGACTACCAAATTCAGCAGTGGATTCGGGATTACATGGTTGGTGCTTGTAAAATGATCATTGGTGAAGCACGTGAAAAGTTCTCGACCATTGCTGGACCACAAGGTGGCGGGCAACTAAACGGTGCCGCAATGAAGAGCGAAGGGCAAGCCATGATGGATGCCAAAATTGAAGAACTCAAAATGTACGTGGATGCAAGTCAGCCACTTACTTGGGTGATTGGTTAATTAAGCAATTTACGGGCCGCATCTCGTGCCCGTTTCTTTGCACTAATAATTGCCTTGGTTTCAGCAGACTGCACTCTACCTTTTTGACCTTGGCTTATTTTTAGTTTGTGCTCCTCAGTGAACGCTCTACCTTTAAGAGTTTGGCTTCGTTTAAAATTAGATTCAGCAGTTTGCTTCTTTCCTAAATTAAATGCCCGCAGTTTATTTTTTGACTCTTCGGTCCATACTCGTTCTTGATTAGATTTAATACAAGCCAATTTTCTTTTTTCCGACGGAACAAGATTAAACGTGCCGTCTCCGCCGTCGGTTAAATTTCGAAGTATTCCTGTCTCTAAATCTTTGCGACCATACCATCTTATCAATTGTCGCTCAATTGCAAGAGCACCGATATTGGTAAGATTGGATTCTACTATCACAATTCTATTAGCATCAGTAGGAATTTTGACATTGTGCTGTTTGGCCCAGGCTCTGTATCCTTTGCCTTTTCCGATATAGTATGGAGTTAGATCTGATTTACGCAGATATGCATAAACGTAATAGTTAGGTGGATAAGTATTCATGCTGATAGTTCCTCATAAACTGTTAGAGCCGGTGGATATGTCCAGTATCGCGATTGGCACCTTTATTTACCATAACAGTTGATATTTTTTAGATGTTAACGTATAATGTTAATATGAGTTCACTAATGATCGACATCGAAACCATTGGGGTGGCACCTGCTGCCACCATCTTAACTATAGCCGCCCAATCATTTGATCCCTTGGGTTCTGGGTATTATAAACAATATTACTACGCCAGGGTTTCATTAGAAAGTCAAGAAAATCGAACTATCGATGACAGTACTTTAAATTGGTGGGCAACCCAACCTACCCATGCTAGAGAAGAAGCATTTGCTGAGGATGATCGTGTTCCGTTAGATCAGGCTCTAGATGAGTTAGGCAAACTCATCTGGACTAGTAAATTTTTGTATTGTCAAGGGCCCACGTTTGATTGCACGATTCTTGAGCATGCCTACAAGAGTTATGGCAAAGCCCTGCCTTGGAAATACTATATGGTTCGAGATAGCCGCACAGTGTTTAGTCTGTGGCCTGAACTACCAATCCCTCCCACCAGCCACCATGCCCTAGAAGACTGCCGTAGACAAATAGGCATGTTGCAAGCAACACTTCAACATCTCAAAGTAACAGAACTCAAATGAAAAGCAATTGGGAATACACAAAAAATCAAAGTAAATATCATTTTGATGATACGAGAATCGACAAGCCCGGTGAGTGGTTTCGAATACTAGGACGTTACCAAAACACCTGGGCCCAAGAACTTGAGTATATCAAGCGGCACACTCGACCCATGACCTGGCGCAACAGAAAAAGTACCGTGGCAACGCCAAGACCCACAAGTCTGAGCCCTCACATAGAACAAGAAGAATATGATATTGTGCAGGGTGGGGGAAACCCTGAAATGGAACTGACAGATGTGTTTGATGATTTGGACAGGGTGCCCAATATCAAGCAGTTGTCTGCACAGTTTGCACTAGAGCAAGAAAAAACACGAGTGCATGTACAGCGTACCGGACAGGTGTTTAATCAACACATTGACAAGTTGGACATGGTATATCCTGATAGTGATCCTGCTGACATTGTGAAGTTGGTTGTGATGCTGGAAGATTGGCGCCCTGGGCAGTTTTACATTTATGGAACATGCACATACACACACTGGCAAGCCGGAGATGTGCATTGGTTCGACTGGGCAAACACTCCACATTCAACAGCAAACGCAAGTCACTATCCTAGATACAGTGTCAATATCATGGGACTGCGGACAAATAAAACTGATTTAGATATTTTTAAAAAGGATTAATATGATCATTGGCATCTGCGGATTTATAGGGTCGGGCAAAGATACTATTGCTGACTATCTTGTTAATTTACATCATTTTCGTAGGGAATCATTTGCATCAACTCTTAAAGATGCTGTGGCACAGGTGTTTGGTTGGGACAGAACCATGCTTGAAGGGCGCACAAAACAAGCCCGAGAGTGGCGTGAGCAAGTGGATCCATGGTGGGCCGAACGCTTGCACATGCCCACTTTAACTCCACGTTGGATCTTGCAATACTGGGGCACAGAAGTGTGCAGAGCCGGATTTCATGACGATATCTGGATTGCCAGTTTAGAAAACAAACTGCGTCACAGCCAAGATGATGTGGTGATTTCAGACTGCCGTTTTCCCAACGAAATCAAGGCTATCAAAAGTGCAGGTGGCCGGGTTATTAGAGTGACTCGTGGGCCCGAACCCTCTTGGTATGATGCGGCGGTGAGTGTAAATCGTGGTGCCAACGGCAACTCAACCTGGTCAATTAGTCACAGAAAATTAGAAAAATTTGGCATCCATGCTAGTGAAACTGCCTGGGTCGGCACGGACTTCGATGTGTTATTAGACAACAACGGCACCCTAGACGATCTCTACCAGCAAGTCAAATCATTGGTCACAAGTCCGGCTCAAGATCTCCCCGACGCCAAGTAACGTCACTACGCTTGACCTCTACACCGCAGTTCAAACACACAGTTCGTAGATTGCGTTGATTGCTGTTGTTTAGATCACCGTCCAGGTGAAACACAAACAATTGACTGGAATATCGTGCTTTGAACCCGCATTTGTCACATGCAGGTTTTTTCTTGTAACCATCCAATTGCCAACGAGGCACCGGCGCCTTTTGTTTGCGACCTCGACGTTGGCAAGCAGTACACATGGATCTATAGTACACACGGTCATATTTGTGATAGGCCACTGCACGAGGCAACACCCCACACACTTTACAAAACGGTCTCATGGGGTATTTAGCACACGAACCTACATGTAGGTTGTTCAAACTGGGTGTTTTTGGCGTTTGCCAATAAATATCTACAACTTGAAAAGGAAACCATTATGGCTTTAACATCACCAGGCGTAGAAGTAACAGTAATTGACGAGAGTCAATACGTACCCTCAGCCGTTAACACAGTACCCTACTTTGTGGTTGCCACAGCGCAAAACAAAGTATCCAGTGATGGAATCACTGTAGCAGCCGGTACTCTTGCCGCTAATGCAAACAAAACATATTTGATCACCAGCCAGCGTGATTTAGCAGCCACCTTTGGTGTGCCATTCTTCTACAACACCACAACTGGTACTCCTATCAACGGATACGAACTCAACGAATACGGCTTGCTGGCCGCTTACTCTGCCTTGGGTGTGACAAACCGCGCTTATATCCAACGTGCTGATGTTGATTTGACAGCACTCACAGCCAGTTTGACTCGTCCATTGGGCACCCCGGCCAACGGCACCTACTGGTTGGACACAGGCCTTTCTACTTGGGGCCTGTTTGAATGGAATGCCACCACAGAAACATTTGACCTACAAACTCCTACCATAATCACAGACACAACAGACACAGTGGGAGGCGACGGGTCAGACCCAATTGCTGATGCCACACCATTGGCAACCATTGGCAGTATTGGTGACTATGCTGTGTCGGCAGTAGATGCATATGCTTTTGTTTATTACAAAAAATACGACAACACCTGGAATCAAGTTGGTAGCAATGCCTGGAAAACTTCATGGCCCACAGTGGCAGGAACCAATGCAGTTACCACTACCTTGACTGTGGGTGCCAACATGATCATCAACGGCACCACAGTCACAGTTGGTGCAACCAACACTGTGGCAGGATTTGTTGCGGTTATTAATAGTGCCGCTATCACTGGCGTTACTGCTCGGGCAGTGAGCAATCAATTGTATCTGTATGCTACCAGTGCCGCAGGTACAGACGGTTCCACATTGAACAGTGATGGCTTTATTGAAGTTGTGGCCGGCCCTAACTTGGGAACTGCGTTGCTGACTCAGTTGGGTATTACTGCAAGCCAGTATCCTGCTCCAGAATACTTCCCAGGTTACAGTTATGAACAACCCAAATGGATTTCAGGTGCTACTATTGATCCATTAAATGCAAGACCCACAGGTTCTGTGTGGCAAAACATGAGTAGTGCCAACAACGGATTGCAGTTGATAGTCAAGCAATACAGTGCCGCCCTTGGAACTTTTATCACACAATCTTGCCCTGCCTATACCGGTGATATCACCGCAATTTATTCACTTGATCCCACAGGCGGCGGAAAGAACATTCCAGCAGGCACTACTTATGTGGCTTGGACTACTTTTGATTGGAGTACCATTATTCCTACCGCGGCATTCACAATTGAAGAACGTTATGCGGCAGGCGCCACAATAATAACTGGCACTACCGTACCTACAGGAGCGGCATTTACTGTAGGTAATAGTTTTGCTGTCAATGCCACGGTGCCTGGATCAACCACGCTATCTACCGCTACTGCTACCATTGGCGGAACCGGCACAGTAAGTGATTTCATCACTGCTGTATCGGCTATTGCAAATCCTTATGTTACAGCCAGTGTTAACTCAGCAGGTAACATTGTGTTTACTCATTCAGCCGGCGGCACAATATTTTTAAGAAATGTATCCGGTACCCCAGTTACAATTGCTGGTTTTGCAGTAGGCGCTCCTGATCAAGTACAAAACCCAGTAAGTGGCACAGGACTCAAACTCAGTAACTTTGTTTCAACACCATTGTTTGAATACACAGCCAGTTCTACTGCGCCAGACTCATATCCAGCAGATGGTCGTTTGTGGTATTACAGTGCAGTTGATGCAGCTGATATCATGATTCAAGATGATGGCGCCTGGCAGGGTTACCAAAACGTTACCAATGATGTTCGTGGTTACGATCTAACTGATTGTAATGCTACCGGACCCATCATCAGTGCCACAGCACCTACCACACAAACTGACACATCATTGAGTCCGTTGGTATACGGAGACTTGTGGATTGACACATCCGATCTGGAAAACTATCCCAAACTGTATCGTTGGCAAGCAGTCAGCGGTGTTGAACAGTGGGTAGAAATTGACACCACAGATCAAACCACACAAAATGGTATCCTGTTTGCAGATGCACGTTGGAGCACAAACGGCACCACAGACCCTTCAGCAGATGCATTGCCAAGCATCGTGAGTTTGTTGACCAGCGATTATCTAGATCCAGATGCACCTAACCCTGCACTGTATCCACAAGGTACCTTGTTGTTTAACACACGTCGTTCTGGTTATAATGTCAAGACTTGGCAACAAGACTACTTTACAACCACAGCCACTGACTATGCAATTGATGCTTATTCAGCAACCACAGCCTATGCTGTGAATGACTTTGTGAGTTACAGCAATGGCATCTACGTTTGTGCCGTGGCCACCTCAGCCGGCACAGCACCAAGCAATACTGCATACTGGAATCTGATAGATCTCAGCACATGGCTCACAGCAAGTGGCAACAAATCCAATGGCAGCATGTGGTCAGGTCGCTTGGCACAGCGTCAAATTATTGTGGAGGCACTCAAGTCAGGTATTGACACCAGCGTGGCAGCACGTGAAGAACAGAACCAATACAATATCATTGCCACACCTGCTTATCCAGAGTTGACACCAAACATGATTGCACTCAGCAACGAACGCAACAACACTCTGTTTGTGGTTGGTGACACACCCATGCGCCTGGGCCCAGATGGCACAAGCCTGGTGGCGTTTGCTACCAACAACAATGGCCTGGGGCAACCCAATGGCGATGGCAACATCTTGACCAGCAACTATTGCGGTGTGTTCTACCCCAGTTGTCAGACCACAGATCTTGGCGGAAACACAGTTGTTCAACCACCAAGCCACATGATGGTACGCACAATCTTGCGCAGTGATGCCGCAAGTTATCCATGGTTGGCGCCAGCAGGCACACGTCGTGGTGTTGTGGACAATGCCTTGGCAATTGGTTATATTGAAGCCACCACAGGTGAGTTTACACAAATTGGCGTGAGTCAATCAGTACGTGACATCCTGTATGAGCGCAATATCAACCCAATCACGTTCATTCCCGGAATTGGTATCACCAACTTTGGTAACAAGACCACCACTGCCACAACCACAGCACTGGATCGTATCAACGTGGCACGCCTGGTGTGTTTCTTGCGTGGACGCCTGGAAGAGATTGGTAAACTGTACTTGTTTGAACCCAATGACACAATCACACGCAATCAAATCACCAACAGTGTTAATAGCCTGATGATTGACTTGGTTGCCAAGCGTGCCTTGTATGACTACCTGGTTGTTTGTGACTTGAGCAATAACACTCCTGCACGTATTGACCGCAATGAATTGTGGGTAGACGTTGCTATTGAGCCAGTGAAAGCAGTGGAATTCATCTACATTCCCCTGCGTATCAAGAACACTGGGGCAATTGCTGCCGGACAATAATGAAACTGGGGCCTGATTTTTCAGGCCTCGTTTCAGGTAAATAAACATATAGGAGATAACAAATGGCAAGCGCATCACTAAACAGAATGACAGTACCGTTAGCAAGCGATCAATCCGCGAGCGCCCAGGGCCTGTTGATGCCCAAACTCAAATACAGATTTAGAGTATTGTTTCAAAATTTTGGTGTAACTAATAGCACAACAGAAATGACCAAACAAGTTGTCAGCGTGGCAAGACCCAATCTAACATTTGAAGAAATCGCATTACCAATTTACAACTCAACGCTGAAGTTGGCCGGACGTCATACCTGGGCTGATATCGCATGTTCAGTACGTGATGATGCATCAGGCAGTGTTATGACACTGGTTGGTGAACAAATGCAGAAACAACTGGACTTCTTGGAACAAGCATCAGCCGCGGCTGGTATTGACTACAAGTTTATGACCACAATTCAAATTCTTGATGGTGGCAATGGTGCAGACACACCTACAGTTCTTGAGAACTGGGAACTGTATGGTTGCTACCTGAAGGGTGCTGACTACGGTGAACTCAACTATGGTACCAACGAAGGTGTCACAATCAATTTGAACATTGCTTATGACAACGCCGCACAGACCAAGACCAGTGTGAACGATGGTGGTATTGGTGCTATTGCCACCGGACTTGGACGCACCATCGGTGGTTCAGTAACAGGTGTTGGCCTAGGCGCCTAAGGGCTAGGCAATGCCAACATTTGGTCAACAATTCTTTCAAGGATTTACTGAAGTCAATGCCTTGCGTGATTACACTCACGCAAGCAAGGTGTTTACTCCCAACTCATTTGAACTTAAACCTCGGTACAAGTTCCTTTTCCACGTTAGTTTTACTCTTAACTTTGCAGGTGTTCCTGGCCTGGCTGCCTATCTTGGAGTGCAAGGCAATTCATCATTGAGTTATGTGGTAAAGACTGTGGACTTGCCCAAGTTCACAATTGCCAACGAAACTCTCAATCAATACAATCGCAAGCGTGTGGTACAGACCAAGATCAATTATGATCCTGTCACTGTGGTATTTCACGATGATGCTGGGGACAATGTGCGCAAGATGTGGTACGCCTACTACAACTACTACTACAAAGATGCCAGCCAAAGTTACAATGAAGTATTGGAAAATGGCAACAACGGCAGCCTTGGTGAAAGCGCCAATAAAGTCACAGGATTTGGATACAATATTCGTGACATCTATGCCAACCAACGTGTGGGCAATGTCAACGACTGGGGCTATATTGGTGAAGCCTACAATGATGGTACATCAGGTCCTTCGGGCAAGGCTCCGTTCTTTCTTGATATTCAGATCACTGGCATGGATCAACACAAAACAGCAACTTATGTGTTGGTCAATCCACTAATCACCAATTACTCACATGATCAGTACTCCTATGCAGAAGGTGCTGGCACCATGCAGAACAGCATGACCATTGCTTATGAAACTGTGAAATACTATGCAGGGGCCATTGGCAAAGGTAGGCCAGATCAGAATATCAAAGGCTTTGCTGATCCCTCTCACTATGATCAAACACTGAGTCCAATCAGTCGTCCGGGCAGTCGTGCCAACTTCATGGGACAAGGTGGCCTGTTGGATGCCGCAGGAGGTATCATAGAAGACTTACAAAGTGGTGGACCATTGGGCATCATTGGTGCTATACAAAAAGCCGGCACAACCTACAATACGTTTAAAGGTAAAAATCTCAAGAGTATTGCTGTCAACGAAGCAGTGGCTCTGGGAACAAATGTGGTCAAAGGAGCAGTACCAGCTGCCATGCGACAGATTCCTGGACGAGCCAGTGGTATGTATTATCCTACTCCAAAGTGATTTTTAGGTAATTACTAATTATGGCCAGCATTAATTACACCAACTACAACATTGATCAAACAGTACGAGTGTTTGATGCATTCTATGACTATGATGTGAACATTCCTGTGGGTGACTATGACATAGTCAACAGTTACTTCAAGAGTGTGATGACCACAAAACAAGCCGCAGATAACTTTACTGCCAGTTTATTTAGAGTGGCACAAGACACTAATATTCCTCCATTGACCCTGTTGCAAACATTCCAGGCCAGCGGTGAGCAATTGGATCTCAACATCAACATGGCCTACTATCTCAACAGTATCAGAAGCCGTGCTACCTTGTTGGGAGTGGGCATACCAGTAGCACCCAACTACTACGCGGCTAGAAACGTCAGACAATAATGGCACACTGGGCACAAGGCACATATACAGTAGTGAACCGTGCCAAGTATGTGGGCAACGGCGAGCCCCGCTACAGATCTGGTTGGGAATTTAGTTTCATGAAGTTCTGCGACTCAAATGATGCTGTACTACAGTGGGCCAGTGAATCAATTGCTATCCCTTATCGTCATCCCTTGACAGGCAAGATGACACAGTATATCCCAGATTTTTTAATAACATATCGCACTAGAGGCAATCAAATGCGAGCCGAATTGATTGAAATCAAACCCAAAAAACAAAGCGTAATTGAGTCAAAAATGAGTTCAAAAGAACGTGCTATAGTTGCCATCAACTATGCCAAATGGGACGCGGCGACCAAATGGGCCCGACGCAACGGACTCACATTCAGAGTCATAACCGAACAAGACATGTTTCACAACGGTCGAGCGTGAGCCACTAAATATTGGCATGACTCGTAAACTTGAAGACCTTTTTGATCTCCCACACACCGAGGAAGAAGTAGACCTTGCTCTGCCCACACTTCCTACCAATAGAGAAACACTACTAGCCCTGGACGAAGCCATTGACAAAGTAGACAATGCTTTGCCTGCTGTGCGTGGGCTTGAAGCAACAGATACCGAAATGGATGAACTTGCCGGCCTGGCAACAGGCAGTTACAAAGATCTCATGGATCTTGGTTTTCAAGTTGATTCACGCTTTGCCAGTGAAATCTTTTCAGTAGCATCAAACATGCTGGGTCATGCTATCACAGCCAAGACTGCCAAACTGGACAAGAAACTCAAAATGATTGATCTACAGATGAAAAAAATGCGTCTAGATCAACAACAACAAGCCCTGGATGCCAAAGATCCTGAGGGCATGGCCGCCGCACAAACAGCACACGGCGTGGTTCTAAGCCGCAATGATCTGCTGGAACGTATTATTGGCAAAAGCCAAAACACGCAAAAAGAATAAATATACAACAGGATACTGAATATGAAACCATTTGCCAAATACCTAGCCGAAAGCGAACGTACATACAACTACCGCATCAAAGTGGTGGGTGATGTGCCCGATGGCTTTTTCAAAGAACTCCGAGATAAATGTGCTCAATTTGACATTGTCAATATGTCAAATGCCAAGAGCACACCGGTTCGTCGAGTGATCCCTGATTTTCCAGCGTTTCCCAATCAGCCAATGAAGATTGTGGATGTGGAATTCAAGTATCCAGCCATTGAGCCACAAATCAAACAACTGGCACAGATTCTTGGGCTGGATCCCAATCGCATTGTGATGATGTCCACTCCATATGAAGAAAGTCTCGACATTGAAAGTGAAAAGATTGCAGATCAAAATAAAGATTTGTTAGATTCACCATACCCTGCTCCTGATGCAGAACAACGAGCCTTGAGCAAAGACTATGCAACTGGTCCGTACGATCACGAAGTCTTGAAAAATGCATATCGTAGTAATTTTACCGTGGCCGGGGGCAAGACACCTCCTGCCAAAACCACAAATGAATTGCCAATGGGTAACAAGAGCCCCATGACCAATATCAAGCGTCAACCCCGCCCAGCCACTGGCGCAAACCCAAGAGGATAATACAATGACATTTTTTTACAATCTCAACGACAAACTAAACGCAATTCGCGAGAAGCCAGAAACCACACACGGTCAGTTAAATGAACGTGACATGGGCAAGCACAACAACAAGACCACTGGGTTTGATGCCTTGGCAAAAAAAGCCGGCAAAGAATACGGTAGCAAGGCCGCTGGTGAGCGTGTGGCGGGTGCTCAGTTCCAAAAGATGAAAAAATCTGGCAAACTAGAAGAAGAAGGCATGAGCCGTGCGGCCAAAGGCTATGAGAAGTATGGCAAAGAAGGCATGCAGGCCCTGGCCAAGGCTGGACGTGAAGGCAAGGCACTGGATCCAGTTCGTGCCAAGTATGACAAGTATGATAAAGACCAAGTCAATGAACTCAGTACTGACCTATTAAAACGTGCAAGGGACAAGGCAGGTATGAAATATGCTGATGCTGACGATCGCCGAGATCAAAAAGCATCTGACAAATACAATAGACTAGATGACAAGTTCAATAGTGCCTTGCGTAAAAAACAAAAAGACATGGACGAGGGCATGGGTGATGTGGCCAAGCGAGTTGGCAGTGCAGTCAAGAAAGTTGGCGGCGCTGTGATGAACCGCCTGGGCCATGGTGACGATCAATCCATGCGCAAAGACTTGCAACGCAAGATGGGCATGCCACAAACTGGCAAGAAGCCACAAGAACTTGATGAACTAAGTTCTGAGTTGCTAAACAGAACTAGAAATGCGGCAAACCGACGTAGTGTAAAATTTGATAATGAAGTTGACCGTATAAAAAGTAAATTGGTTAAACAAAGTGATGATCCTGAAATGGCATTGATTCCTGGGTACAATAAAGCAAGCCAACACTATGCAGATTTATCCAATAAAACCAGTGTCCATAAAGCCAATATGAACGATAAAATGCATGCTCAAAAGTTAGCATCACAGATGCCAGCAAAAATGAGAAATGCTGCCATGGCTGAAGAAGACGGTGCGCCAATGACACCTAAACAAAAGTCATTTGCTAAACTTGCACCTCCCAAAGACAAAATTACTTTTGCCGACAAGATTGCCGGCGCCAAGAAAGAAGTTGATGAGATGTTGGGTGACGTGGCTGCTGAAGCCATCAAAAGCGCACTTAGTCCCAAGCAAAAGAAAATTGACATGAACAAGAACGGCAAACTAGATGCCAACGACTTTGCTATGTTGCGCAAAGGCGGCAACAAGCAAGTGGCTGACGAAGGCTTTCCGACTGTGGACAGCGCCCGTGATGAAATGCGCAAACGCAAAGTTGGCGATGTCACACACGGTGACAAGCATGACACACAAGAAGTTCCTGGCGGCCGCAGAGTAACACGCAGAGTTGATCCCAACACAGGTTATTCAGTAGGTGCTGATAGTGATGAGCCAGCCGCAGGTGAAAAGCGCGGACGCGGTCGTCCAAAAGGTGCTGACAAAGGCCCTGAGCGTGTGACCAGCAAGGCTACCAAACACAAAGGCGGTCGCAAAACCAACGAAGCCGATCTTGGAAACGTCGCTGGTTACTACAAAGAAACTCAGGATGTAAAGAAACTTACAAACTGGTTAGAAAAAAACGCCGGTTTGCCAAGAAATTCTCCACTTTATTTTGACGACGTTGACCTTGTATACGGCGACAAAACTATTGTTCCCGGTGCCTTGGTCAATCCCAAATTAACATTCAATGATTTGTTAACTGCTGTTGTGCAAGCCTTAAAACAAGACATGGCGGAAGGTGATCTTGATATCATAGATCGTGGTGAGTATGATCAAGAAGGCGACATGGCCAAAGACAGTATTAAAACTGTGGTGCGTCATGCACAAGCCCTGGAAAAGATCCTGGGCGACAATGACAACCTGCCAGAATGGGTACAATCCAAGTTGGCCAAGATCGAAAGCATGATGACTGCTGTGGACGACTACATGCAGAACCAAGAGGACGACGAAATGGCCATGGGCGAAGAAAAAACTTCTACCCGTGACAACCGTGCTGAACGTGCAGGCCGCAAGGTTGCCAAAGACATTGAGTATGATGAGAAAAAGAAAGATGGCATTCACGGCAAGAAGCGTGGATCCGAAGATACCAAAGCAGAAAAAGCCGGCAAGAAAGTCACCAAAGACATTGAATACGACGAGAAGAAAAAGAAAGTCAAAGAGCAAGGCGGAACTGACACTCCCACAGCATCAAGTGGCTTCGGGTTTGGACAAGGCATTTATGACTCCATGAATCGTGAACTAGAAAGCATGATCTCTGAAAGCATGAATATCAGCATGAGCATGAACACTGACGCCACAGGCGGCCCAAGTCGGAGCGTGACTGTGACTGCCACTGATGACGATGCCATGAAACTGGGCGAGTTGTTGAAAAATGCCGGCCTAGGCGGCGATCATGACATGGGCGGCCAAGCACCTGGCGCCGAAATAGAAGTACACGGTGCAGAAGGCATTGCTGATCAAATACGTCAAGCAGTTGATGATGATCATGGCCACGACGACGAAGTGTGCGATGCATGTGGTCAAGAAGACTGCGGCTGCGAAACAGTTGACGAAGCCTATGGCGATGACGTTGTAAGCCAAAATTCACCTGATTATCCTACCAACACTGAAACTGCACAAGATAGTTTTGAATATTCGGGTGGATTAAACGGTCCTAAATCAACTGGACAAACAACTATTCCTGTGATTGCCAGCCAGGACGAGCGTCAACACACATACGAAGATGATCAAGAACTTCATAGAATGATGGAAATGGCCGGTGTCAAGAAAAAAGAAGTTGACGAAGAAAAAACTGAAGAAGGCAACTTGTTTACAAAAGGCCTTGCAGATAATGACGTCAAAGTTGGAGAAAAAATTCCAGGCACAAATGCTGTCAAGAAAAAAGATATTGACGAAGGCATTCTTGCTTCCACTGCTAATCTTTGGAAACAATACAAAGGACAATACGGAGTATAATATGACCACACAACCTTTTACCACAGCATTGACAACACCCCCTGTTATCAATCCACATAGTCCTGCCACTGGCGGTTACAAACAACAACCAGTGTACATTCCCGGTGTGTTGGATCAAACACGCAACTTGTTTCAACCAGTTGTGAGTGAACCACCCAAGGACACAAAATAATGCCTGCTGTTCAAGTTGTCAACGCTGTATCCAACGTGGCTTGGACTACAGACAAGGTAGAAATTGCTACCACGTTGGCCAACGTTACATTCCAAGTTAGTTTGACACAAACTCAATACATACAGGCCAATGGTGTGCCGGTGAACACCACCATGCCCACAGGCAACTTGTATGCCAATGCCATTGTGGTACCAGGTAATACCGTGCAACAGTACTATATCGGAGCCGGCAACTACCTTAACATTGTTACAGGCAATGCATTCACAGCCACAGCACTAGGTACTGCCACATCCGGCACAAGTGGTGTGTACGGCTCAACTTCGAGTTAATCGTGCGAGCACAAGAGTTTGTTACTGAAATGCGTCAGGGAAAATTAAGCACCCGTAATCAAAGTGCCACGGTGGGCCTTAATTTGTTTAGTGACAGTGAAAAAGCCAACAGTGACTATACTCTCAATCGTGTGATGATGGCCGTGGCCATGGCCGACGGATCTAATAAACCAATCAAGATGGATGGCAAGAGTTGGGTAGGAAAAAAACGCACAGCAAGCCCTTATACTGAAGTTGAGCAACGAATGCTCATACAAGCATACAAGGCAGCTGGGGCAGATTATGAAGATCTAAATCACGGCGATTTTGACAGTGAAGAACATCCTGCGGTAAACACCACTAGTCCCATTGAAGCATTTAAAGGCTACTGATGAGAGCACGAGAATTTATCACTGAAGAAGCAACATTGCCTCCTGAACTGGCAGATCCCATGAATCATGTGTTTGTGTTACCAGGGGTGCAGTCCAGTGACCCTTATCAAATATATCGTCTGGGTGTGGCCATGGCTCGAGCCAGAAGTGATGCCGGCACACAAGATCCCATACCCAACATGCCTGCTTGGTCAGCACAAGCCGCATTTGGCGAAGATGCTGTGATTGCTGGATTCAATGCCTCAGTAGAGCCAGTTATTGATCAAGCATTGAAAATGGCCGGCCTGCCTGTTAAAAAGGTACAGATAAGTACCCCCAACAGTTTAGAACCAGCCTCGGTCAATCACACCAGCCCAGTAAAACCCTTCAACGGTTACTAACTAAATAGTAGCATATTACAAAAGGCTACACAATGAAAAAAATATTAACCGTGGTCTTGCTACTCACAGCAGGACTAGCACAAGCCTGGGATCAACGTGCTCCTAATCCTGTACAGGCATGTCAAGTACACTCACCTTATGGATTTGCCATAGTCAATCGTCCGGTACAAGCAATTTGCCGTGAAGCGTATCTTGTGGCATATGATGCACCTGTTAAGATTCCTGCTTATGTGGCATATACACTACTACCACAAAACGCACTAGGATGCTTTCCGCGCACTAATGCATTTGTAGCAGACCAAAGCCTAGGTGGCACAGGTGCCAGACCAGATGACTATGCAGGCACAGGCTACGACAAAGGACATGCCGCTCCTGACGGTGACTTGAGTTGGTCAGCACAAGTGGAATATGAAAGTTTCTTGATGACCAACATGTATCCGCAACACGGATCATTAAATCGTGGTATTTGGAAACTGTTGGAAACAGCAGTTCGCGGATGGACGGTGCAACTAAACCAACCTTTCACAATTTATGTAGGTGCATTGTATGGTGCCGGTGACCCCACAATTGGCAACGGTGTTATTGTACCACATGGCTTCTACAAGATTGTTATCAACAACACAACCAAGCAGGCCGCAGGTTGGGTATTCCCACATACCAAGCCCTATGTTAACCTGGGCAACGACTTGACTGTGTTCCGCCGGCCCATTGCAGAAATAGAAAAAGTAGCAGGGGTTGACTATAAGTTTCCCCCAGGTGTTACGGAAGTACAACCTGGCAAAGAATGGCCAGTGGATTTTGGTGCATTGACCAATGCCAAACGTGCCCGGTGTGGTCGCAATGCGGAATAACGAGTACCCGGTATTACCGCCCGACGATGGATACGATCGACATCGTAATCCCTACAGCCCGGTGTAAATGTAGCATCGCAAAATTGGGCATGTAAATACTACATGAGCAATTTCTACTGTGCGGCACCCTGGCGTGGCCTGCACATCAATCCCCAAGGCAATGTCAAAACCTGTTGCGCAGGCAATCCCAACATGTTGGGTAACCTCAATGCCAACACCATTGAAGAAATCTTAAACACTGATTTAATGGCAGAAATACGTGCCAGCCTAGCACAAGGTCAGCCGCATGAGTATTGCAGTAATTGTGTAAAAGCCGAACGCTTTGGCGCAGACTCGGAACGTGCCTGGCACAACCGTGTGAATCCCAACTTTGATTATGCCCTAGCAGGTGACCGATATCACTATCCTGTGATATTTGATGTGCGTTGGAACACAACCTGTAACTTGAGTTGTAACTACTGTGGGCCCGGTTGTTCTAGTAAATGGGCTAGTATAAAAAACGTGCCATTCCGATCAGGCACAAGACCCTACTATGAACAAGTGTGTGACTTTCTTGAGCAACATCATGAACACATACACGAAGTGGCCTTGGTCGGAGGCGAACCATTATTATTGCCCGAAAACGAACGCTTGCTAGATGTCATTCCTGAAAGTGCCATAGTAACACTGATCACAAATATGAATGTTGATCTGGAAAAAAATAAAATATTTAAAAAACTTACCCAGAGACGTAATGTAGGCTGGTCCATGAGTTTTGACAACACGGGTGATAGACTAGAATATGTACGTCACGGTGCTGACTGGAAGTTGTTGCAACACAATATACAAACAGTTAAATATCTCATGAAGAACAATGGCCATTGGGGCGGCATACACGCTGTATACAATATTTACAGTGCCACACGACTTTGTGAGTTTAGGCAGTTTGCCCAAGATACTGGCACCACAGTGCTGTGGCAAAATTTATTCCAACCAGATTATCTTGATCCGTTCCAACATGGACCCGAAGTGGCTGAGTTGGCCAGCCGGGAAATCGATCGATTCTATGAGATGGACATTGCTACCCCAGCAGAGCGACAGTTCTTTGATCAAGCAAGAGACAAGTACAGTCAATCAGAGCCCAATCCTGAGATACAACAAAACTTTCGTAAACATATTCATGACAACGAAACTGTGTTCCATCCAGACAAATCGGGAGATTTTGTACGACTATGGCCAGAATTGGAATTCCTATGCAAATAACTGACAGCCCTACATTTTGCTCAGCGCCTTGGACCAGTTTGAACATTGATCAATCCGGGCATGTTAGTCCTTGTTTCCATTGTGTAGAGATGGTGGGAAACAACAAAAAAGACACAATACAAAACATCATTCGAGGCCCTATATTAACAAGCATGAGAGAAACCATGGCTCGTGGTGAATGGCACCCAGGATGCAGTTGGTGCAAAAGTCTTGAAGAAACAACAGGTTCAAGTGGCAGGACGGTGCGCCATGCTGACCAAAGTACACTAACAGAGATTGACAAAGATTTAGATTTTTTTGAATTACAACATCTTGTGGTCAACTGGAGTAATTTGTGTAACTTATCTTGTGTGTATTGTAATCCTGAAACCAGCACAGCCTGGCAAAGCGTCAAGAAAATACCTATCAATCATGTTAAAAATGAGCATGAGGACTTGATTGCACTTGCAAAAACACAAGGCCATAACATACACGGACTCAGTCTAGGTGGCGGAGAACCACTATTGCAAAAAGGCCTGGCTGATTTTTTAGATCACCTTGATCCCAACAAAGTCAATGTCATGGTCACAACCAATCTCAGTGTGAACATTGTCACAAACCCTATATACCAAAAACTCAAGACTTGGCCACGTGTGGAGTGGATGGTGAGTTTTGACAATGTTGAGGCTGACAAGTTTGAATATGTTCGCAACGGAGCACAATGGACAACACTAACTGCCAACCTTGACACTATGAATCAAGATTCACAAACAATCAAAGCACACCCGGCCTACAGCATATACAATGCATTTGATTTGATTTCATATTATGAATTCTGTACAGCCCGATCTTTAGAAATTTACTGGTGCGAACTCATGCATCCTTATGATCTAGATGCAAGACGACTGCCTGAACAACTGCGATTGCAGGCAATGTCTCAAATTGATCAAGTGACAGAACGCTGGGGCCACCACATTAATTTAGGAATACACACGCTACAAAACTATCGCAAGCAGTTACAGGATAACACTTATGTCAAAGATATCAACAAGTATAAACCTGAGGTGTTGAAGTTTCATCAAAAAATAGAAACTGAACTAAACAAAACAACGCATTTTGTTGACCTATGGTCAGAACTTGCAGAAGGAATCAAACATGGATTCGTTTAAAGATTCACTGCCATTGGCACCACCGTGGCACCCGGGGATATCATGTGCCGGACGAACACTAGATTGGCTGCCAACAGACACTAAAGAAAGTTACGAGCGCATGATACAAGATCCTGCACACCGTGAATATTTTCAGGCCAAAGGTTGGGACAAGCCCAATGCAATCACATACAAGATAAACAAGTATGGATTCAGATGCCAAGAATTTGAGTTTGGAGTCAAGTCGGTGGTTGCACTGGGCTGTAGTTACACAGTGGGCATTGGACTGCCACTTGACACAATCTGGCCGACCATATTGGGCAATGAACTCAACATGACATCATACAACTTGGCCTGGGGCGGTACCAGCGCAGACACTTGTTTTATGTTGGCAAAGTTCTGGTTGCCAGTGTTACGCCCGGAGTTGGTTGTCATGGCCGCTCCACCTAAAAACAGATTTGATATTATTAGAGCAACAGGCAAACCTGAAATGCATACAATGATGCCCAATACCACTGACGGTGAGTTCGGTGCTGATGTGATTCTCAAGCACTGGATGACAAATGAAGGTAATCAAGACTTAAATAACGCAAAGAACAAATTGGCAGTTCAGGCTCTTTGTCAAAATTTAGGAATACCCTGTTTGACCTACGACGCACACGATTATTTTGCTCGCAGTCGAGAAGAAGTAGAGTATGCCAGAGATTACATGCATGCTGGCCCACAAGGACACAAAATGTTTGCAGAAAGAATATTGGATGATTGGCGCAAAAAATACGCTTGATACTGTACTGGTCAAAGCACCACATCGTCGAGAAACATTCACTGAATCAGAACTTGAAGACTTTGCTCGGTGCGCAGATCCTGTGACCGGCCCTATGTACTTCATGGACAACTTTTTTCATATTCAACATCCTGTTCGTGGCAAAATGTTGTATCATGCTTTTGAATATCAACAGAGACTGATTGCAAACTATCACAACAATCGTTTCTCAATTTCGCTGATGCCTCGACAAACCGGTAAGTCAACGTCAGCCGCAGGTTACCTGTTATGGTATGCTATGTTTATACCTGATGCTACTATTCTTATTGCCGCACACAAATATCTGGGCGCACAAGAGATCATGCAACGTATTCGCTATGCCTATGAACTATGCCCTAATCATATTAGAGCAGGTGCCACCAGTTACAACAAAGGCTCGTTAGAGTTTGACAACGGATCACGTATTGTAAGTCAAACAACAACTGAAAATACCGGTCGTGGTATGAGTATTACCTTGCTGTATCTAGACGAGTTTGCGTTTGTGAGACCCACAATTGCCAAAGAGTTCTGGACATCTATCACACCCACACTGAGCACAGGTGGTAAAGCAATTATCACTAGCACGCCCAACTCAGACGAAGATCAGTTTGCCTACATCTGGAAGGGTGCCAACAAGACAGAAGATGAGTTTGGCAACCCACGAGCCGATGGCCTGGGCATCAACGGCTTTCGGGCATTTCGTGCCTTTTGGCGTGAGCACCCAGACCGTGACGATGCCTGGGCCGCAGAACAGCGTAGCCAACTAGGCGACGAACGTTTCCGTCGAGAGATGGACTGTGACTTTGTTATCAACGACGAAACATTGATCGCTCCTATCAAGTTATTGGAACTGGAAGGTCAAGAACCCACACACAAGACTGGACAAGTACGCTGGTATCGCCCCATTGACCAGGACAAGATGTACATTGTGGCACTTGATCCTAGCCTGGGTACAGGTGGCGATCCTTCGGCCATACAAGTATTTGAAGCAGAAACCACTGAACAAGTGGCCGAATGGCGCCACAACCGAACGGATGTGCCCACACAGATCCGAATCCTAGCAGACATCATCAAAGAAATACACTCAGTGGTCAAGGATGAAAAGAAAATCTACTACTCAGTGGAAAACAATACCTTGGGTGAAGCAGCCTTGATCTCCATTGCAGAATACGGAGAAGAAAATATCCCGGGCTATTTCCTCAGCGACAATTCAGTACAAAGTTCAAACGGACGCAGAATCCGCAAGGGATTTACCACTACCAACAAGAGCAAGATTGTGGCCTGCAACAAGTTCAAAATTCTAATAGAATCTGGGCGTATGAAGATCTACTCAAAACCCCTGATAACTGAACTAAAAACATTTGTGGCTGCCGGTTCCAGTTACGCGGCCAAGATCGGAGAAACAGATGATCTTGTGATGGCAGGCCTGCTTGTGACCCGTATGCTGATGTTGTTACAATCTTATCATGCAGACCTTAATTCCTACCTAAAAGACCACACTGATAACATAATCGAACCTTTTCCCTTCATTGCTTTGATGCGATGATGCGCTAAATATACTACCATGGCAACAACAAACTCTATATCACAACAACTGCTGGATTTGCTGGCCACACGCAATTTCCACCCCGAAATGCTGGACCGAATGGGCAAGCCCTCCAACGCAGAAGATGCCAAAACATTTACATTTGACTACATTTCCGGCGCAGGCAAGAACTACGGCACCATGGTCATTGTGCTGGACAGCGACAATGAGATGAAGATCATGTACGGGGACAATCTAGGTCGTACCATGGAAGGTGATGACAAGTCAGAGTTCTTTGACTTCTTACAGCACCTGAATCAAAAGGCCACCAGCAATCGTTGGACACACAGCATAGCGGACATCAACCAACTCAAGCACACCATGCAAGGCATGGCAGCCATACAAGAGGGCCTGTTTGAAGGCTACTATGGCACTCGCAAAGTCAGTTACGCAGGCGAGCCTACTCAAGCCCGATTACAAATTGTACACAGTCAGCCCTTGGGCGAAGGTGATGCACGTTATCGCCACATTGACCGGATGTTTATCGAAACAGCCGAGGGTGAAAAGTTCAAACTGGGATTTAAAAGTCTAAGTGGTGCCAGAGCCATGTTGGAACATGTGCGCCAAGGTGGCAAGCCCTATGACATTCGCGGCTGTCACATCTCAGAAACAGTAACCGAAATTGCTGTGTTAAGCCGGTTCAATAGAGCAAGTGCCAATCGTATCTTGGAAGGTGTCACACAAGAACTAGTAACAGAAGCACAAGTCTACTATCAAACCTTACGTGAAAATCTCAAGCACATGGCCTCAGGCCGTGGCTACGCAAAGTATTTCGAATCGTGGCATCCAGCCACCATTAACGAACAAGAAGGTGTTGTTGACAACATCAAGACCCTGTTCATTGAACAGAGTATAGACAGCCGTATTGAAGCGGCATTACCACTGCTGGCCAAGATTCAGCAAAGAGGACAAGATATGAAAGAAGCAGATATTTTTGAAAACTGGATTAACAATCTAGCAGAAGGCACATGGACCCTGCCAGAAACTCCTGAGCAATTGGACAAGTTAAAAACACTCATGACCAAAGAACTCATTGTTGGTCCCGATGCAACCAACGCAACAGAACAACTGTATGACTTGGTGGGTGACGATGAATTGTTTGATCGACTGCATGCTCTGGCTGATCAAGATCCGCGAGCCAACTGCTGGAACGATACAGAAGTTATGAACCGCTTGGCCGAACTGGGCGTTGAGTTGCCAGAGCCTGTCGCTCCGGGCAATCCTGCCGAACCACAAACAGGCGCAACTGCTCCTGTGGCAGCGGCTGTACCACCTAATCCTATGCCACAACAACCTATTGCGGAAGCAATACCAGGACAAGTGGCGCCAGCGTTAGATGCTCAAATAGATCCACAGGCAACTAACCAGTATGCTCAAAAAATACTCAAATCATTAGATCAATATTGTGGTCAGGACAAGTTTGAGCCCAAATACAATGATGATGGTTCAATCACTATCAGCAAACGCAGAGGCCAGCGGTGGGCAGACGATGTGTATCGAGAAATGGGCAAGAGTCTCAACGACCCTTATTTACGGCAACCTGGTGCGCTTACAGGGGAAAACATGAACAAAGCAGTTAATCCATACTTTGATATGTTTAGAGACCAGCGGTGGTTATTTACCCAACCGGTAATGGGACAGTTCACAATTGGTGTTACAAAAGCGCAACAACCTGCTGTGGCGGCAGAAGGTGACAACCTGGCCACATTCGAAGACATCAACAGCCTGCGTAACTTGGCCGGATTGCCAGTGGCCGAAAGCCGCTTGATGGACAGTGCAGGCGAAACACTAGAGCACATTCTAAACCGTTTCAAACACGAAGTCAAAAACTTCGAAGCCAACGGTGACCTTGATGATGACCTGTATCATGCCTTGTATGACTACTACAGTGACAATGGTGAAATGCCTTATGGCACAATGAAAGCACGTACTGGCGATCCTTACAACTGGATCAGCGATCGCCTGGCAGATGAATTAGGTGTAAATGAAAACCTTATTGCCCCAATGGCCATGCCAGTGGCTACAGAAGGTGCCGGATGCAACATGACCATGGAAGGCGAATACTGTCCTGAACACGGTCTGGCCGAATGTGGCGGCATGTATGAAACCATGGACGAAGAAGATGACCCTGGAGAAAAATTGGCAGGTGCCGGTGCTGGTGGGTTCGTTGGCAGCATGGGTGGCCTTGCCGCTGGCGGACTTCCAGGAGCACTTGCTGGAGGAATAGTAGGAGCCACGCTTGGCAATAAAATGGCCACTAATGCCAATGATTCGGGCACTCCTGATGAAACTCCAAAATTTGTAAGAGAAACAAATCTTCCAATAACCAACACTGCCAAAGATATTGGAGCAACTGCCGCTGACGTAGCAAATGCACCTGCTGATGCAATATACAGTGCCGGTCAGAATTTGTATCACGGTTCAGATGAGAATCCTGGGCGGGCTCGCGGTGATGAAGACAACGAGATTGTGCGAAATGCACGGAAACTCACTGATGGGTGGAAAGGTACATTGGCAGGCAGTGCTGCCGGAGGTATCGCAGGTGACATGGCCGGACAAGCAGTAGGCCCAGCGGCTGGCGCGGCCCTAGGTGGAGCCATTGGTGGACTTCCAGGGGCAATTGCAGGTGGAGCAATGGGTGCTGTAACCGGCGGACCAGTTGGCGGTGTAATCGGAGGCCTAGCAGGCGGCAAGATTGGTGACAAACTCGGCGATGGGCTTAAAGAAGGCGATGCTGTGCTGGCAAGAATAAAATCCTTGGCTTTGCTGAAATAACATAAATAAACACATGAAAGAAGTGTGTGTAGTAGCGCACACTTCCGTAAACAACTAGTTAGGCAAAATTCTCTACCGTACTGGTAGGAAACACAGACAGGCTGTGTTAAAATAACCTTGTAGGCAGCATTTAAGCAAGACTTAAATTTTAAAATCATATTAACGCATAGAAAGGCAACACAATATGGCATCATTAGCAGATATTCGCGCACGTTTACAAGCGGCAGAATCAAAACAAGGTGGGCAATCCACCGGTGGGGACAATTCGATTTACCCACATTGGAACATGGAAGAAGGCGCATCTGCCACATTACGCTTCCTACCCGACGGTAACACAAAAAACACATTCTTCTGGCAAGAACGAGCAATGATTCGTTTGCCCTTCAACGGCGTCAAAGGAGAGATGGACTCCAAGCAAGTTATGGTACAAGTACCTTGCGTGGAAATGTGGAACGAAGCCTGCCCAATCCTGGCAGAAGTTCGTACCTGGTTCAAGGACAAGAGCCTTGAAGACATGGGTCGTAAGTACTGGAAGAAACGCAGTTACATTTTCCAAGGCTTTGTGCGTGAGAATCCCTTGAGCGATGACAAGTCACCTGAGAATCCAATTCGCCGATTCATCATTGGTCCACAAATCTTCACAACCATCAAAGGAGCCTTGATGGATCCTGAACTGGAAGAATTGCCAACAGACTACTTGCGTGGCCTGGACTTCCGTATCAGCAAAGGTGCCAAGGGCGGCTTCGCTGACTACAATGGGTCAAAGTGGGCTCGTAAAGAGTCGGCCCTGACCGAAGCAGAACAAGCCGCAGTTGATGCACATGGGCTGTTTGACTTGAGCACATTCTTGCCCAAGAAGCCAACTGATGTTGAGTTGAAGGTGATCAAAGAGATGTTTGAAGCATCAGTTGATGGCCAGCCATACGACACAGAGCGTTGGGGTCAATACTTCCGTCCTGCTGGTGTACAAGCACCTGCCGGTAGTTCAACTCCGGCACCTGCTGTAGCAGTAGATGGACACGGTGATGTTCATGAAGTGGCAGCAAAGCCAGCACTCAAAGTAGCGGCTCCTGTCAGCGACTTTGATGAAGACGAAGCACCAGCACCAACCGCTCCTGTGGCAAAACCTGCCGCTAGTGGACAAAAGGCCGAAGACATTTTGGCCATGATCCGCGCTAGACAGCAAAAGTAATTGAACAAGGCCTACGGGCCTTGTTTTTATTGTATGCCAAAACTGCGCTGGACTCAAACTCATGATGTTATAGAACTTGCGGTTATCGATCACAGTGTTTACGAATATTTTGTAGAGCAACTTAATTCTCGTGCTCTAAATCAATACACAGTGTCGGACCTAGGGTATGCTTCTCTGAGTCAAGAATTACAACAACGTTTTGATCGCATACAATCTTTTGTTCACAATCGATTGCATTTGACAGATTTTGATATGGAGCTTGACCCAGGCAATCAAGATGATCTCAATCATCTACACAGACTGTGGGTCAAACTTCATCAACGTTTTCCTAATATTGCTACTGTAGCAGATCATGTGTTGCCGGGAGATCTAGAGGCAATCAATAAATTGATACATGCTATTGAGGAGTCTACTTTGAATTTCAAAGCAGTCACTCCAGATCCCAATTACACAATGTCCAACCGTTTTGGTACAAGGGCATTGGGATTCGGAGTTTACAATATATCTATTGCCTACAACAATCTTGGTAGATCTACTTGGCAAAAATGGCAAAACAACGACTCAATTGTGGATACTGATTTGAATGACTTTTCGGAATTATACACAACATTGCAATTGAATGTAGCACGACCCGAAACATGGGCACCGCCAACACAATATCAAACATGGTGTGATCAACATGGTTTGCCCTGTGTGGGTAGCCAAATGCCACTGGCAAACTTTGACAAACTAGATGAAAATCTGTTACAATACAGGCAATTGTTCTATAAGAATTCACTGATAGAAAATAATTTTATTACATTGGAGTAAACATGGGAAAACCATTTGACGTAAGCAAGTTCCGCAAGGAAATCACTAAGAGCATTGATGGCCTTAGTATTGGATTTAACGATCCCACAGACTGGATCTCAACAGGCAACTATGCCTTGAACTACCTGATCAGCGGAGACTTCACTCGCGGCGTACCATTGGGCAAAGTTACTGTGTTTGCTGGCGAATCGGGTGCCGGTAAAAGTTATATTTGTTCTGGGAACATTATTAAGAACGCACAGGAGCAAGGCATCTATGTGGTGCTGATTGATAGTGAAAATGCACTAGATGAAAAATGGTTGCATGATCTTGGGGTAGACACTAGCGACACCAAGTTGTTGAAATTGTCAATGGCCATGATCGATGATGTGGCCAAAACAATCTCCACATTCATGAGCGACTACAAAGCACTACCAGATGGCGAACGTCCAAAGGTGTTGTTTGTTATTGACTCATTGGGCATGTTGCTTACCCCTACTGACGTTAACCAGTTCGATGCGGGTGATATGAAAGGTGACATGGGCCGTAAACCCAAAGCACTTACTGCACTGGTTCGTAACTGTGTAAACATGTTTGGCAGTTACAATGTGGGCTTGGTTTGTACCAATCACACATACGCTAGTCAAGACATGTTTGATCCTGACGATAAAATCTCGGGTGGTCAAGGGTTTGTTTATGCAAGTTCGATTGTTGTTGCCATGAAAAAACTCAAACTCAAAGAAGATGAAGACGGTAACAAGATTACCGACGTCATGGGCATTCGTGCCGCATGCAAGGTAATGAAAACTCGCTACGCCAAACCCTTCGAAGGTGTACAAGTTAAAATTCCGTACGAAACTGGAATGAGTCCTTATTCGGGACTAACCGACTTGATTGAGAAGAAAGCCATGCTCAAGAAAGAAGGCAATAGTTTGGTGTTTACCACAAGCGACGGCGAAGTGATCAAGAAGTTTCGTAAGGCATGGGAACGCAATGACGACAATTGTCTCGATACTGTTATGAAAGACTTTGCAAATCAGAGAGCAGAGGTAAGTACTCCGGAGGAAACAGCAGATGAGTGAAACAATAGCCAGTGAAATTTGGGGAGAACTCAAGCGTTTTGTAAACACAGTAGACCGTGACGAAGCTGCGGAAACTGTGATACAGATCTTGATGGACAATGATAGTGATGTGGAAGACATTCGTGCGGCCTTCAAAGGTGATTCAGACATCAAACGTGCGCTGACTGCATATCTTGACAACGACAAAGACTATGCGGCAGAAGATGAAGAAGATGAGTCAGAAGAAGAGGAAGAAGACGAAGACTGGGAAAACTAATGTGGTACAGCCGCGTAGTTGCCAGCCTTGGTGCCATCCCAGACTTCATAAATCACTACGAGCGTGAACTTGAAGATGCCAAAAAGGACTGCAAGATCTACGGCCTAGTGGAAAAGAATATCACCGCTTTGCCCGGCATCACTGAGTTTAGGTACAATCAACTGCAAGAGATTGAGGCAGTACTAAACTATCTCAATATCCAACTGCGTAAGATACGTAGAAAACATTTTCAAAAGTATCTTGAAGGGTACGCTCGTGCGCTGACATCAAGAGATGCTGAAAAGTATGTGGACGGCGAAGACGAAGTTATTGACTACGAAACCTTGATCAATGAAGTGGCGTACCTGCGTAATCGCTGGTTAGGCATACTCAAGGGGCTGGACACCAAACAGTGGCAAATGGGACATGTGGTCCGCCTAAGAACTGCAGGCATGGAAGACATCCAGGTGTAAATACCTGCATGAAAATCGTCATAGTAACTGGTGGCTTTGATCCTCTGCATTCCGGGCATATCTCTTACCTAAATCATGCTGATCACCTGGGTGATCACGTGGTTGTGGGCCTAAACTCTGATGCGTGGCTCACACGCAAAAAAGGCCGCCCATTCATGCCCTGGCGCGAACGCATGATTGTGTTGGACAATCTACACATGGTTGGGGAAGTAATCGAATTCAACGACGATGACGGATCCAGCATTGATGCTATCCGCAAGGTCAAGGAAAAATATCCCAACGATGAAATTGTGTTTGCCAACGGCGGAGACCGTACATCCAAAAACATTCCAGAACAGGTATTTGATGATGTGGAATTTGTGTTTGGGGTCGGAGGGGAAGACAAAGCCAATTCTAGTTCCTGGATATTAGAGGAGTGGAAAACTCCCAAAACATCACGTGCCTGGGGTTACTATCGTGTGTTACACGAAGTAGGCACACATACCAAACTCAAAGAACTTACTGTGGCACCCAAAACATGTTTGAGTATGCAACGTCACGATCAACGTGCAGAGTTTTGGTTTGTGGCCCAAGGTGAAGCCGCAGTTTACACACTAGACAGTTCAAGCGATCACGACTTGGTAGGTACATATGGACCGCACGAATATATTTGGATTGCTAAAAATCAATGGCACATGTTGTGCAACGAAACTGACCAACCACTCAAACTAATTGAAATACAATACGGTGAGAATTGTGTAGAAGAGGATATCGAGCGCAGATGAAAGACATTATACCAATCTTTATTGGCTATGATCCGCGTGAGGCCATAGCATATCACACCTGTGTCAACAGCATTATTAGACACGCAAGCAGACCTGTGAGTATTGTGCCTGTAGCACTGAATCTGTTCCGGGACTATTCGGAAACACACACTGACGGTAGCAATCACTTTATCTACACAAGATTTTTGGTGCCGTACTTGATGGGATTTTCGGGTTCGGCTATCTTCATTGACGGTGACATGATTGTGCGTGGTGATGTTGCAGAACTTTGGGCTATGAAAGATGTTACCAAAGACGTGCAAGTGGTCAAGCATGTCTACAAGACTCGCATGCCTGTGAAATACCTAGGTTCTAAAAATGAAGACTATCCTAGAAAAAATTGGTCTAGTGTTATTTTGTGGAATTGTAATAGTTTTCCCAATCGTAAACTTTCTCCTGAGTTTGTGCAACGATCCACAGGTAGTGAACTCCACCGCTTCTCGTGGTTGGATGATACTCGCATTGGTGAATTGCCGCCAGAATGGAACTGGTTACCCGATGAATACGGGCCTAATCCCGCGGCCAAGTTGTTGCATTACACCCTGGGCACTCCATGCTTTCACGAGTTTGCTGACACTCCCATGGGTAGTGAATGGCACAGAGAACGCATACTAACTGAATATTGCCAGCAAAGGTCAATAGAATGATCTGGGAACAGGAAGACGAATCATCATATATTCCGCCTCCGCCGCCAGAACCTCCTGCTCCGCCCGAACCGCATGTGTTAGATCAAGTGGTTCCTGAGATACGGGAAATATTTGATAACATACTAAAGTATCGAGTGGATCCAGCAGGATCCACTTACGGTATCACACTCCAAACGTTGAGTGAACAATTGGCGGCGCTACCGGTCAACAACATAGTGAGCACCGACAGCGAATACAGATACGAAAGAAAAGGTCATATGTACGATCCCATACTAAGCAGTTTTGTACAAGGTGCCGGGGGTCAAATCAGCACCTGGGCCCGAGAAGAACACACAGAAACTGCTGTGGTGTTGCGTGGCATCACCAAACGCAAACAAATGGATGCCTGCCGCGCCTCAGGAAGAGATTTCTACTATATTGACACTGGCTACTTTGGTAACGGTAAAAGAAAACTGTATCACAGAATTACCAAAAATGATGTGCAATGGTTTGGTGATATTGTAGAACGTCCCTGGGACAGACTAGAAAAAACCAATGCAAGACCAAAAAAAATGCGCCCGGGCACAAATATTCTTTTGGCACCGCCCAGTCAAAAGTTACTGAACAACTACGATATCATACTTGACGATTGGTTGGAGACTGTACAACAAGAAATCAAAAAGTACTCAGACAGACCTGTTGTTGTAAGAACCAAACAGGGTCGTAGTGCCAGAATTTTTGATGACACAATAGAGATGGCCTTGGATCGTGATGTGCATTGCTTGGTCACATTCTCCAGTATTGCCGCAGGCGAAGCCTTGCTACATGGTAAACCAGCAATCACACTGGGTCCAAATGCGGCCGGACCGTTGTGTAGTCAAAGTCTTGCTGAAATAGAAAACCCGCGCCGACCCAGCCTAGAGGAAGTGGAAGCCTGGGCACGACACATGGCATATTGTCAATTTACAGAAGTGGACATGCGTGATGGCACAGCCTGGCGCATATTAAACAATGCTTGATTGTGTGGTTTATGTTTCCAGTGTGGCCAATGTTAAAAAGCACACACGCAAAACTCAATGTCTTGAAAGTTTTGCCACAGGGGTGGCCAGTTCAGGAGGCCTAGTGCGTGTTGAACGAGATTATGTTTACACACCCAGTCGTCTGGCAGTGATGTTGGGCTGGGCAACCACCAACACCGGTGGACGTAACATAACCTTACGCAAAGAAATCATAGCAGAACAACGTAGACGTGGACTCGATACCATGTGTATTGATGCTAGTTGTTGGAAGTATACGGATGACGGCAGTAGGTATCTACGCTACAGTTTGAATGGACCGTTCTATGATCGTGCTGAATACGCCAATCATAACAGCGACTCAAGTAAGTGGGACGAAATCCGACAAGCATTACATATTGAATTAAAATCTCCACAATCAAATCTTCAGGGTCATGTTTTGATTTGTATGCAACGTGATGGCGGCTTTAGCATGAAAGCATTGGATCCCATGACATGGCTTAATGGAAAAATTAGACAAATTCGACAACATACCCAACGCCAGATCATGATACGTCCTCACCCAGGAGATTATAGATCTGAAGATTTTCACAAGTGGAACAAAAGACAACTCAATAACGATACCAGCATCATGATAGCGGATCCTGCAATTACGCAGTTGACAGACAATCTAAACGGTGCTCATGCCGCAGTATTCTTCAACAGCAGTGCCAGTGTAGCGGCTGTGTGTGCTGGCATACCTGTGTTTGCGGATGATTCAAGTTGTGTAGCCTGGGCGGTGGCCAATCA